CCCTGCCACTGATCCCCTTAACTTCTGCCCATACGGTTGCCCCCTCCGTCATTGTTTCCACAGGGTGCCCTGACGGAGACCGAACGGTGGTGGCATTCAGAATAACCACACGATCACGTAATCTTCCTGCCTGCATGAATCCTCCTATGTTCCGGGATGAAATCGATACATCCGCAGTCCGGTATAGAAAAAATCAGGCACTGCATCCTGCATTTCCCTGTTCTCGTACCAGTAGCCAACCAGTTGCATAAGACGCAGTTTTATCAGAGGTGTTATTACAAGCCCGGTCGTATCCTGCTCAGAAACAGTTTCATCGTAAAGCGTCCGGTTTAAAAACTTTTCAGCCTCTTCCCTGGCAGCAGCCAGATACATCATAAGAAGAGAATTCTCCTGTTCATTGTCATCATCAATCCGGCACTGAACACGAAGCTCTTCCAGAGTGGGCATCATTTGGGCAACCTCTATGAATGCTGTTTTTTAGACTTATCAGCCCCCCGCGCAACAGGTGTTCTCTTATCAGAGACAATCCCAGCTGCAGTGGCAATTTCGCGTACCCGTTCGGGTAATTCTTTATCTTCATACTCACCGGCCCGAATAATCTCAACACGCATACCGTCCGGTGACCATTTCAGATCTTGTTTCAGGATCATGATTCTTTCACCTGTCAGAACAGGGGGCGCACTTCTGCGCCCCCTGAATGATTACGCCGCTGCAATCTTCAGCAGTTTGATGGCCTGCGAATCGACCAGCATGCCGCCGGTGCGCTTGGTGGTATAAAAACCGACAAACGGTTTATTGGTGTACGGGTCACGCAGAATGCGGGTACCGATACGGTCAACGATGGTGTAACCCCGTTTGAAGTTACCAAATGCAATGGCTTTCGCATCAGCGGCAATATCCGGCATCTGTTCGTTTTCAGCGATAGCGTAACCCGCCAGAGAGGACGGCTGCCCCAGCTCCAGCCCCGGACGCCACAGATAGTTACCCTCACTGTCTTTCAGCAGACGGATGGCAAACAGACTGTTGTTGTTCATCATGAACTTCGCGCCAGTGCGGTGTGCCTTACGCAGCGTGTAAATCAGTTTGATAATGGCATCTGCGGTCACCGCCGTCGCTTCGCCGGATACAATATGCTGAAGTTTGCCGAACGCCCGGACCTTGTCTGTTTCATCCGTGGACTCATACGCCAGGAACCCTTTCGGCTTCTTGGTACCATCGCCGGTGGTAAAGGCAATTTCTTCCTGTTCGGCAAATTCGGTTGCCAGCTCGCTGTTGATCCATGCTTCCACGTTGAAAAAGGCATCATCCAGCATTTTCTGGGTGGCCTGCGGGTTACCGTAGATTTCCCCCATGAAAGGTTCAATCAGGCCCAGTTTTGAGGTGGCAGTCTGGGAGCGCGCGTCAGTCTCGCCAACCCATCCGGAAGCCGTGCCGCCCAGATTCACCAGTTTTTTGTAGTCGGAACCACCAACGCTGATCACCGTGGCTTCCTGGCGCATCACCACTTCATCTTTCAGCAGGGTGAGAATGTTGCGATCCAGTGCTTCCGGCACGGCATAGCCGCCGTCTTCATCGGAGCCCACCTGTAATGCCTTGCGCTCCAGATCGCGCAGACCATCTTCACGGCCTTTACGCAGGAAGCCCACAAACGCTTCTTTATGCTCGGTGGCCAGTTTATTTTGCGCACCACCTGCCGGACGTTTCAGCTCAAGCAGCTCTTTTTCAAGATCGCTTTTGAGGTTTTCCAGCTCGCTGAGTTTCCCGTTCAGGGTTTCCACCTGCCCGGCAAGTTTGCCTTTTTCCTGCTCAATCGCATCCACGCGCTTGTCGTTCTTTGCTTTGAAGTCGTCAAACTTCTGCTGCAGCTCCTGCGCGACCTGTTCGACATCTTTAATATCAACCGCCATCGTATTTCTCCTGATTAGAAGTTTAGATTTTTCAGTGCATTCAGTGCAGAGCCCACATCCTCAGCGTCGCGCAGGGACAGTGCGCCATAGCCCCCGGCCATGAATGCTTTGGCCTGGGTACGGGAGAGTCCGACATCACGCAGGACTCTTTCGATTTTTTTCTGTTCGGGGATTTCCCCGCGGGCCAGTGCGTTCTTGACGTCGCTGATCCGCGCCTCGTCGTTAGACGGGAACGTCACCAGGCTGACTTCCCAGAGGTCGATTTCTTTCAGCAGAAAGGCTTCTTTGCTCCGGTCGTATTCCCAGTCTTTCAGGACGTACCCAATAGAAAGGCCGGTTAACGAACCGGCCTTCATGTGTGCATGTGCGCGTTTTGCGAGGGGATCATCATCAATAAGCAACCGTCCCCTGACGTAAAGCCCGACATCGTCTTCCTTCATTTCGGTGTAAACACCGATGGGTTCATCCATGCGGTGCTGCCAGAGCAGCGCAGGTAACGCTTTTCTGTCACTCCACGCCCGCAGGGAAGCAGCAAATGCCCCGGACATCACCACATCATCGTGGCTGTCCTTTACACCAAAGACGGAGCCATACCCTTCAAACTCACCGGAGTCACTGACAGATTTCAGACTCAGCGGTACATCAAGACGTTGTTTCGTCTGCATTGGCGTTATCCTTCTGCTTACCGGCTTTACTGCCATCGGATGGTTTCGTGGTCATGTTCATCGGTGTGAGATAGACATCCCCACCGGGACGCGGATTCATATCTTCCAGGTCGCGGCAGTCATTGGGAGAGTAAATTCCCCAGTTGATCCCGGTGGCGTAGGCTTCAAAACGGGACTTCATATCCCCGCGCAGTAACGCCCCGACGTTAAATTTGGCGTAATAAACGCCCTGCTTACTTTTTCGTACCAGTCCGGTGTTGATCCGCTGTTCGATGCGGGTCAGATACGGCACCAGTGAATAGTTGATAAATCCCAGCCCCAGCTCTTCGATATTGTTGAAGGTGGCGCGATCGGTGTTCTGCACCATGTGCAACGGCACCCGGAACAGACGACAGATTTCTTCAAGCTGAAACTTGCGGGTTTCCAGGAACTGGCTGTCCTCGGCGTTCAGCGCCATCGACTTCCAGTCCAGCCCCATCTCAAGGATCATCGGGCGGTGAGCATTGCCAAGCCCGGTGTGACGCTCCTCAAAATCTTTCTTCAGGCGCTCATAAGCCTGATCCGACAGCGTCTGTTCTGTACGCAACACACCGGACGTCACCGCACCATTGCTGAACAGTCTGGCCCCGTGCTCTTCGGTCGCTGCTGCCAGCGATATTGCCTCGCGGGCATAGGCGATGGGATTCAGTCCCACCAGACCGTCCAGCGTCAGCGTGCGCACATGCCAGATATCTTCCTGGCTCAGTACATCCGTGGAACCGTCCGGGAATGTGACCTGATAGACCGGCTCCCAGCGACTGTTAAGCTTCGGTACCACACAACCGGGATCGACGGGCAGCAGTTCAGCCACTTCGCCAAATGCTTTCACTTTGTAGGCGTAAAAGTTTCCCCTCAGGCACAGACAGGTGACCACCAGCTCCCAGAACTCCTGCGGCGTCATATAGCCATTGGGATGCGTGGAGATCAGCTTATGCAGACGTTCGCCGGTGGCTCTCTGTTTCAGGCTGCCGTTCAGGTGATACAGATTGCAGGGCAACATCCCGACCGACTCTGCCAGCACTCTGACGCAGGAAAAAACCGCCGTCAGTCGCATGGCCCGCTGACTGCTGATCTGCTTTCCGGTATAGGTGTCGTAAGACAACCCGATGGCATCCGCCAGCTCTGCTGGCGTGGTCACCGGCGCGTCACTTTTTCGTTGAAATAATCCCGAAAAGAACACTATTTACCTCCGCCGACAGACGGCTGTGTACGGTCGAGATATCGCGCCACCAGCCACGACCAGAACAGGCACAGCACCCCGGCAACAACAAAACCCGCCGGGGGATAAATCAGCCAGGCACCATACGCCAGCAAAAGCGCACCCAGCACGCCCACCAGTGGCGCGAGAATTATCAGAAACATAATGACCTCGGTTAAAGCGAACGGATGCCCACGCTGACCAGATGTTCAGACAGATCCAGCTCCGGTTCACCACCATTGACCAGCATCCGGCTCATTGCTGTAAACATCGCAACAGGGCCGTCGATTTTGGCTTCCAGCGTGGATTTATTCGGGAAGATATTGTCGTTTTTGTCCGGTTTTACCGTAACGTTAGACATCATCCAGTTCATGACCGGATGATTGCTGTGATGGAAACGCCCGGCATAGACCAGTGATTCCGTTTCCTTCATGGCCTCTGACAGATTGCGAACCGTCTGCGGAACCTCCACCAGCGGTATCCCTTCTTCAGCCAGTGCCAGGCTGAACTGCATCGCGCTCCACGGGTCAAATCCCAGTTCCCTGAGGTTTTCACCACCAATCCATTCCAGTAAGTCACTTTTTATCTGAGCATGATCGATAACATCACCATCCGTCAGAATCAGCTTATCCATCTCCGCCCACTTCCGGTAAAGTTCTGCCTGCTGCCGCGAGCATCGTTCCAGCCGTCCTTCCGGAAGCCAGAATTTAAAATCGGCATGAACATGCCCGTTATCCGTTCGCCAGAGTTTTGCCGCCGCACAGATATCAATCTTATGAGCAAGGTCAACGCCGACCCACATGGGATACGTTTTCAGCTCATGTCGTGGGGCAATGTATTCGCACTTCTCCCACTTAATCATGTCCATCCAGGCAGACTCTGCTGTTACCCACACATTCATGTGTTTGGTAAAAAAATTCACCCGCGCAGAGACCTGTTCTTTCGCTTTTTTCGCCAGGCGACGCAGATCATCCCAGCGTTTACAGATGCCCAGGCCGGGATTCGCTTTCTGCCAGACCGTTTCATCAAACGGATCATCTCCCTCATCGAGGGTGTAAATAATCGCAAAGTAGGAGTCGTCTTTTACAGCGCCCTCCACATCGCTGTTATAGCCACGCAATACCTTGATGGCGTAATCACGCTGCTCGTAACAAATCCCTTCCTTGTTAAACCCTGCCGTGGTGATACCAAATAACAGGGACTGCAGGCGGGCACCGGTTGCCGTTTCCAGAACGTCCCACACGTCGCGGGTTTTATGTGCATGCAGCTCATCAATAATGGCGCAGTGGATGTTCAGACCATCCAGGTTGTTTGCATCCGAGGAAAGCGGTTCAAATTTTGATGCGCTCTGCTCCTGGTAAATCGCCAGCTTGTTGAAATCAAACAACCGCCCGAGTGTCGACCGGGCTTTTCTGACCATATTTTTGGCGTCTTCAAACACAATTCTGGCCTGGTCACGCGTGGTGGCGGCTGAATACACCTCAGCACCGCCTTCACCATCTGCCCCCGTCATATACAGGCCGATACCCGATGACAGAGTTGATTTTGCGTTTTTACGGGCGACTTCGTTGTACGCCGTCCGGAACCGGCGCACCATCACCGGACGTCCGCTGCCATCGCTGCGCATGACAACTTCCCCGGTCTCTTCATTCACCAGCGGAATGACAAAACCAAAAATATTAATGAGGATAAATACATGCCAGTCCATCAGTTCAATGGGCTGGCCTGCCAGCGCCCCTTTTACATGAGGCACAAATTTGTAGAAATTCAGGATGTGCTGCGCACGGGGTTCACTGAAATAAATCCCCCGCTCTTCGCCGTACTTCAGATCATCAAGAAAACGCTGGCAGGCCAAGCGGACAAATTCGCCAGCAACAATTTCTCCTGCAACAACACGTTCGGCGTAGCGGATCCCGTCAGCCACTTTTGCCATCAGTCTCTCGCTTTTAAAAGCTCCGCCAGCGGATCAACATCATCCGGTCCGGCGATATTTACTTTAGCCCGGCTTGCCGGTGACATACCAAACTCTGCAAGCATTGCCCGGATCCGCTTCCAGGCATCCGCTTTCATTGCCGCCGCGGGGTGCGCCTTAATCAGTACATCACCGCTCTGCGTTTCCGTGCGGTAGGTATACCCCTCAACATCGAGTGTTTCGCAGTGATGCCGATATTCGGTGTAGGCTTCCACCAGCAACTCGAGCGCACGCGCATCAAGCTGAGAAATGATCCCTTCCGCATTCAGCTCTTCCGCCATTCGCCTGAACCAGTACTTCCCCTGAGCCCCTAAATGCTGCGGAATTTTAGGAAGACCTTTTTCATCCTTTTTAGCGGTTTTTTTGTGGTCTTTAACGGGGCGCTTTGAGGGGTTGCCTCGAATCAAATGCAGGCGTGGCGGGGTTTTCGGAGGTCCTGACATAATCGGTCTTACCTATCAATCGTTTGTTCACATTTCCAAAAAAAAGTTTTCGAACCTGCGGCGATATGAGGAAGGGTCAGGCGGCGGTCCTGAAGCGCGAAAGGCGTCAGGGATTTGATCCCCCCCTCCCCCCTGAAGATGGCAGCAAGAAATCACGCAAAAAGAAGATACTGGTCATCCATCAGGATGCTCAGCATGATGTCTTCAGTTAATCTCAATAAATAAACGATGGAGTCTAAGAAATGGATAAAACCAGAAAATATGACAGAACCTTACAACTTGAAATCCTCAACGCCCTTATAGATTGTGCTCCTAACTCTTTAAACAAGGCACAGGAACAAGACCTTATTGAGAAATTTGACAGCTATGATCACTTTGTGGCGTGCATGTTATACCTTGAAATGCATGGTCTCGTTTCTACACCCTTCGTACGCAGCGATACCATGGATGGCGTTGATTTTATCTTCAATGCCCCGTACTGCAACATTACAGAGAAAGGAATTGATTTTCTTCTTGATGATGGCGGCTTAAGTGCGATCCTTAAAGTTCAAACCGTTCGGTTACACAATGACACGATTGTTGCCCTTGAGGATATAATCCGTGTTGCAAATATACCTGAAGATCAGAAGAAGGGATTGATTTCAAAACTCCGAGAGCTTCCGGGAGACGCCATAAAACATTTGACCCTACAGTTACTGACTCAGGGGGCTCTGAATCTGCCGAACGCACTTCGACTAATTCAAACAACCCTCCAGTAGGGCTAAACTCATCTGAGGGGCGAATTAACTCAAATTTGCCCCACCCCAGCTTTTTACTTAAAACAACCCAAAATTCCTTCCGGGTATCTGCATGAATGTAGAAACTATTTTTATGCATTACAGCAGTGAATATTATCATCGAATATGTTCTCTTGCTGTCTTCACTCTGTGGCATTCCCAGCATAACGACTCAAGATTGGAATCATCATCAGTGCCACCATGAGCTTTTGGGATAATGTGGTCTACAGTCCTGGCCTCAACGGCTCGTCCATTGCGCAGACAGTTCTGACACAGATGATTATCACGCTTCAGTATGCGCGCACGTATGGCATCCCATTTCGAGCCATAGCCACGCTGGTGGCGGCTCAGTCCGCGTTGATGCTGTACCCATCCTTCGCCACGATGTTTATCGCAGTAACCAGAACTGTCTGTGGTTGTACCTGCACATCCACGCTTACGGCAGGCGCGTGGGATTCGTGATGGCATAAATATACCTCACACCCTGTTCAGTTTAATGACGGGCTGATTCTCGATATGTTCTGCTGTCAGTCTGAAAGTCACAGTGACGGTTGGTGGCTCGCCTCCGCGTGACTCTGTCCTGGCGGAAAGCTGCCCTTCCAGTAACTCACCATTAACTGCAATCCCATACCCTGCGAAATGTTTACCACGATAAAGTTTTGCCAGTTGGTAATTCATTTGCATCCTCCTGCGACAACCCAATTCGCCCATGAAGCAATGTGGCCGATACAATCCCGGCATTACACTCAACGGTTATATCTTCATCCGTGGCATCCACTTCATATATTCGTGAATAACATTCCGTGCATTTACCACTGAATGTACCTTCAGCCAGAACACGACAACGCTGTAAAATCCGGAACGGGATTCTTCCATTAAAGAGCTTTGCGGTTACCAGTAATTTCTTCATACATTCTCCTGATAACAAAAAGGCTACTTAATGCACTGGGTGCGAATATATTCCTGCGCCCCTTCCAGTTGCTTCTGCATCGTCATCAACCGTTCTCTGAGGGTGAAATAATCCCGTTCAGCGGTGTCTGCCAGTCGGGGGCTGGTTGCATTATCCACGCTGGTGGGTCCGGTGGCTTCACGCACGGCTGCGGAGCAACTGGCATTGACCCGCAGGCGCTTACGACCAGCGGCAACATC